CAACTTATTCACAAACAAGATGAAGACGCAGATTTATTAGTACAAGAATATATTAAAACAGATTATGATGTAAGAGTACATATTTTAGGTGGTAAATTTTTAGCGGCTATGAAACGACCTGTAATCGAAGGTGATTTTAGGTCAAATGTATCGCAAGGTTCTAAACCACAAAATATTAAATTAACAGAATTAGAAATAGAAGAATGTTTAAAAGCTTCTAAAGCAGTTGGTGGTTATTGGACTGCTGTTGATTTTATTCCAAGTAAAAATAGAGAAAACGAACCACCATATATGTTAGAAGTAAATTCATCACCAGGCACAGAGGGTATTGAAGACGCTACTAATATGAATATTGCAAAAGAAGTTATTACACACTTTGCACAAAAAGAAAATAGATATACAGTACCAACGGAGTGTGGTTATAAAGAGATTTTAACAATTAAACCATTTGGTGAACTTATATCAAAGTTTGATACAGGTAACTCAGGTATGCCTGTAATTCATGCTGATAAGTTTGAAGTAATGAAAAACAATGAAATCAAATGGTCATTATTAGGTAAAACAATTACCTCTAAAATTGTAAGAACGGAAGAAATCTCAGTAGGCGGCCTACGAGATTATGAAGAAACCAGATATGTGGTCAAACTTGATGTAGAGTTTGCTGGTGGCTTCTATAAAGATGTAGAATTTACCATAGATGATAGAGAAGATAGAACACCTATCTTACTTGACCGTGAATTTATGAAACGGTTAAATGTCATGGTAAACCCACAAAGAAAGTATGTGATAACAACTAAATATAGCATTGAATAAAAACTGAAGGAGATATTATGTCAGATGTGAAAATAGTAAGATTACAAACAGGTGAAGATGTAATTGCCAAGTTAGATAAAGACACAACAGGTAATTATAATTTTGAAAAACCGTTTGTTATCATTCCAACGCAATCAGCACCAGGTCAACCAGTACAATTGATGATGACACCTTATATGCCATATGCAGATGAGGATAAAATTACAATTGCGGCTGATAAGGTGGTGACAACAGTTAAACCAAAAAAAGAAATCTTAGCTTCGTATCAAAAAAATACAAGTAGTATTCTAACACCAAACGCAGAATTAATTACAGAATCTAAAGTACCAAAACTGTAATGATAACTGTTTACTTTGTTAGAAATGGTAGTAAGATACCAGTAGAAGTAGATACAGGCGCCTCACTTATGGAGGCGGCTAAGTTTTATTCTAAGGTAGACATACCTGAAATACCAGCAGATTGTGGTGGTTCATGTGCTTGTGCTACTTGTCATGTGTATGTCGACCAAAAGTGGCTTGCCAAACATGGTAAAACAAGAGATAATACACCTGAAATAGAATTATTAGAATACGAAAAAGGTTTTAAAGATGGCGAAAGTCGTTTAGCCTGTCAGATAGTTTTGACAAAAGAAGATGATGGATTAATTGTACATTTGAGGAATGATGAAATTTTATAAAAATGTTATTGAACACAAAGGCAAACTATTAGTTAGAGGCATACATGATGGCAAAGACTATAAAGAAAAAATAGACTTTGGTCCTACTTTATATGCTCTAACACAAGAACACTCTGTTTATAAAACTTTAGAGGGTCAGTATCTTAAACCAATTGAGTTTAAAGATATTATGGCTGCTCGTAAGTTTCGTAAAGAAGTTGCCACAGCAAACTCACCTATCTATGGTTTAGAAAGATACCATTATCAGTATATTGGTCAGGAACATCCTGAAGATATACAATGGGACAAAGACCTAATTAAAATCTTTACACTTGATATTGAAACAACTTGTGAAAATGGTTTTCCTGATGTAGAAAATCCACAAGAAGAAATTATTTGTCTAACTGTAAAAAATCAATCTAACAAACAGATACTAACTTGGGGTGTTGGTGATTATCATACAGATAGAACAGATGTAACTTATGTAAAATGCAAACATGAAAAAGAACTTATGTTTGAGTTTATGAAGTTTTGGATTAAAAATCATCCAGATATTATCACAGGCTGGAATACAAAATTCTTTGATTTACCATATTTAATTAACAGATTAAAACTAGTTGCAGGTGATAAAGTTGCAAGTAGAATATCTCCTTGGAATCTAATCAATCGTATGGAGATTAATGTTCAAGGTAGAACACAAACAGTTTATGATGTGTTTGGTGTTGCAATGTTAGATTACCTTGACTTATACAAATGGTTTATACCAACAAGACAAGAAAGTTACAAGCTTGACTTTATCGGTGAGTTAGAACTAAATCAACCAAAGAATGAAAATCCTTACGATACATTTAAAGAGTTTTATACAAAAGACTTTCAAAAGTTTATTGATTATAATATACAAGATGTTGAAATCGTTGACGCATTAGAAGATAAACTTGGTCTTATTGATTTGAGTTTGACAGTTGCATATGATTCAAAAGTAAACTATGATGATATATTTTCACAAGTAAGAGTATGGGACACATTGATTGCAAACCATTTAATGCAAAAGAATATATGTGTGCCACCAAGAGAAGAATTTAGTAAAGAAACAAAATACGAAGGCGCTTATGTAAAAGAACCTATCTTAGGCGGCCATGACTGGATTGTTTCATTTGATATTAACTCACTATATCCACATATCATTATTCAATACAATATTTCGCCAGAGAAAATACTTGGCGAAAGTGGTCAAGGCGTTGATGTAAATAGAATGATTGATATGAAAGTACCTCTTAATTATCTTAAAACAGAGGGTGCCTGTATTACACCAAACGGTGCAAAGTTTAAAACAGATAGTCAAGGCTTCTTACCTGAAATGATGGAAAAGATGTATAATGACCGTGTTAAATTTAAACAACAAATGATTAGGGCAAAGAAAGAATATCAAAAGAATCCTAGTAAAGAACTTACAAAAGAAATTGCAAGATGTCATAATATTCAATGGTCAAAAAAGATTGCATTGAACTCAGCTTATGGTGCAGTAGGCAATCAATACTTTAGATATTATGATGTTAGACAGGCAAGTGGTATTACAACTGCTGGTCAATTTATTATTCGTTTTATTGAAAAGAAAGTAAATGAATATCTAAACAATATCTTAAAAACACATGACGAAGTTGATTATATTGTTGCGTCTGATACTGATAGTATCTATGTTCGTTTTGGTAAACTTGTAGAAAAAACTTGTCAAGGTAAAACCAATGAACAGATTACAGACTTCTTAAACAAAGTATGTGAACAAAAACTAGAACCATATATTGAAAAATGTTTTGATGAGTTAGCAGATTACTCTAACGCATTTAAAAACGCAATGGTGATGAAACGAGAAGTTATCGCAAACAAAGGAATTTGGGTGGCCAAAAAGAGGTATATGTTGAATGTGCTAGACGAAGAAGGCGTAAGACTTGCTGACCCTAAGCTAAAGTTAATGGGCATTGAAGCTGTCAAGTCTAGCACACCTCAGGTCTGTCGTGGTAAAATTAAAGAAGCAATTAAGATTATCATGTCAAAAGAACAATCTGATTTGCATAAATTTATTGCAGACTTTAAAAAAGAGTTTGACCAATTACCACCAGAAGCAATTGCTTTTCCTAGAAGTTGTAACAATATTAGAAAGTATGCTAGTAATAGTAGTATCTTTATTAAAGGCACACCTATTCATGTTAAAGGTGCATTGATTTATAATCATCAACTTAAAAATATGAACTTAGGTATGAAGTATCCTTACATACAAGACGGTGATAAGATTAAGTTTCTAAAACTCAAAGAGGCTAATCCATTTAAGTTTGATGTGATTAGTTACATATCAACATTGCCTACTGAATTTAAATTAAAAGAGTATGTTGATTATGAGATACAATTTCAAAAAACTTTCCTTGACCCTATGCGTTTTATCTTAGACGCAATTAATTGGAAAGCAGAACCACAGGCAACATTGGAGAGTTTCTTTGGATAATCTACCAACAAAAAAATACGGAGTAATTTATGCAGACCCTCCTTGGTTATTTAAAACGAGGTCAGATAAAGGAAAGGATAGAAGTCCTGAAAAACATTATTCTTGCCTTAGTCTTGCTGACATCTGTAATATGGGCGTTAGCGACATTGCTAAACCTGATTCAGTCCTCTTAATGTGGGTGTGTGACCCTATGTTAGACCAGGCATTTAAAGTTATAAATGCCTGGGGTTTTAAATATAAAACTGTTGGTTTTACATGGGCAAAAACAAATAAAAATACATTAGGATTTTTTACAGGCCTAGGTTATTGGACAAGAGGTAATCCTGAAATGTGTTTATTGGCAACTAAAGGCCGACCAAAAAGATTAAATAAAGATGTATGTCAACTTATAATCTCACAGAGAAAAAGACACTCAGAAAAACCATTGATTCATGGTGATATAGAAAGACTGGCACCAGGTCCATACATTGAATTATTTGCACGACAAAAAACAAGACCTGGTTGGGATTATTGGGGAAATGAGGTGTAGCTTGACAATAGCGATATTATATAGTATAATACCATTATTATTAGTATGTTTATTATTATGGATGTGGAATGGCGAAAACCCTAAGTAAA